TTATTCCTTCTTCGCATTCCCGGTATACCCCGATACTATGCCAACGCCGATAACGGTATAACTAACAAGATCCAGTCCGACATCCCACAGGCCTTGTGGGACAACGATCCCTTTTATACTCAAAACCTGATACAGCAATCCGCTAAAACCGGCCCACAGGAACGGGTCTTTCAATCGTTCTTTCATTAGCTGTTCACCTTCTTCATTCCGGCCGCCACGCGCACCTCATCTGCAAGCCGACCTATTTCCTTCTTTTCGTCCTGACATGTTGCCATGTTCCATCTATCCTGTAGGATACGGATAATTTTGTTGGCATCTTCCGTTTTCATCAACTGCTCCTCCTTCGGTTGAATAGGCTGTGGCGCTGCTGACTTTTTTACCGGTACGTAGGCAATACCGATCGCTGCTAATACACCCTTACCAATGGCTTCCGCCAAATCAAGCAAAAAAGCAGCATCGCTCATCAATGCTGCTTCCTTCGGATTCGTTATGAAAAAGCACTCAAGCAAGGCTGCCTTGGCCCTGACCTTCAGGACTGCCAGATTGGTTCGTATTTTAATGCCCCGATCCTTTAATCCATGCTGCTGCAGGAATGCCTTCACTGCGGTATGCAGCACCTCAATCTGACCATTCTGCGAATAACAAAGCGTTTCATACCCGTTTGCTGTCGGATCGTCGCTGGCATTCATATGCAAGGAAAGGAAGAAATCTGTAGTTTTGCTGTTGCTGAATCGCTGGCGCGCTGCCAGGTCTTCGTTTTTATTTGTTTTCAGATTCGTCGCATTCGATAATGAGCGTTCACTGTTCCGGGTGAGAAAAACGGCTACTCCATGGTGGGTCAGCACATTCTGTACTAACTGCGCCAGGCGAAAGGCGCGCTCATGCTCCTGTAAACCGTTTCCGCAAGCTCCCGGGTCAGGAAGCCCATGTCCGGGATCGATAACTACCACTTTACTCACTGCTCCGTCCCCCGTTTCAAATATTTGATTTCAACCCAGACATCCTTCACATTGGCCTCCAATGTAGCCAATCCATGCTGAATCTTCTCCAAAGTTTCTGATGTTCGTTCGTAGCTTTCATTTGTTCTCTCAAGATGGGCCATCAGCTTGGCCTCACGCTCTTTGCTTTCCTGCTTTTGCTCGGCAATAAGGTCCTTCAGCTCCTGTTCCCTTTCCTTGTTCTCCCGTTTTAAATCCTTAAAAATGAAGGCTACGGCAGTAATGGAGACAAGAAAAAGAACGACGAAAAGAATGCCAAAGGCGTATTGTGATTCTGCAATTTGCTGCGCTGTTTTTACATCTGGCATAACATCCTCCTTACCGCCTTTTCGGCGTGAACATAAAAAAGGAGCCGCAAATGCGACTCCAGACAAATATAAAAAGCTTGGAATATATGATTTTTCGGCTCACGTTGGATTCCTCGTTTAAAATACGTTATACACGTTTTGACACGTTTCAGCTGTTGGCTCATAAAAGCAGTGAGCTTTAAAACGTCCCACGAAGGGTTGATTATACCACTCTTCAGGACACTCGCCCGGCGGTCTAAAATACCATAAGCTATATTTTCCAGGCCAAAAGCTTTCTCCATTAATCACCCGACGAGCCAAGCGCCTTTCGTTTTCCCTTGCCCTTTGATAAAAGTAACCGTGTGTAACAGCCTCGAATGCATGCGGTTGATAAATCATTTGCGGAATGGTACGAAGTCCCTTAAAATCTGAACAATTCGAACGTACGCGGTTGATTCCTACGTTTCCGACAAGCAGCATACCCAAGTTCCCTTCCCCTTCAGCCTCTGCCCTAAGCAATCTCGCCAAAAGGTTAATATCCGAGTTAGTGGCTTTTACAACTGCCATGACTTCACCTCTGTCATCTTTTTAACTGTATATTATGGCCTTTCCGCTGGGTTGGTGACGATAGAGGGAGCATGGTTTTTAGATTTGCTTAGGCCGTTTTACTTTATCCGAAGGGTTTGGCAAAATAAAAACGCCTCTCCATGTGCAGGAAAGACGTTTGTTATTCTGTAGCTTCTGGATATAATTCATCCGTGATTGCCTTATAGTCGTCTGCTGTCAATTTACCAAAACCAACGACGAGCTGTAATTGCTCTTTTGTGGCCCAGTTCCGGCTGTAGTAATAGGTCCATTTTTGAAGTTCTGTCATGTTATTTTCCCTCCATATTCATTAGTTTTAATTCCAGGTTCACAATGCTTTGTCCCATCTTCTCATTGTCTGTTTCTACCCGCATCAAACGTAAATCCTTATCTACTAATTGTTGACCTATCACCTCATTTTCTGTTTGCAGAGACATGATTTGCATGTCTTTTTCTGCGACTTGCTGACCAAACAATTCAGTGTCGGCTTGCAGCTGTAGTATCTGCAATTCTTTCTCGGCAAGCTGTTTTCCCAGTATGTCTATTTCCGACGGCACCTGTGGTACGGGTTCCGGTGACGGGGCAGGGACAAACTCGCCGGATTCTTCGTCATACATCATGTGTGATGCGATAGCTTTGATTACGTTATTTCCTATTCGTTCGATAGAATAGACCACACCATCTTCGAGAATATATTCCATAGGTATACCTCCTTTCTTATGAATCTAAAGAATATAGAATTTTAGCATAAGTAGACCAATAATTAACTGTACCGTTATGTCTAACTAAAACTTTTAACGTTTTATTAAATCTTATTATTCCACTATAAGTATATCCAGAAAGATTATCTCCAGAATTATTAATATTTTGATGTTCTCTGGTCTCATCAAAAAGTTTATTTCCATCTACATATAGCCCTAAACCAGTTGCCCCAGGAGCACCAGCGAAAAGGGTAATGTTTTGTAAATATCCTTTACCTGAAATATCCAACAATGTATATGTTGTTGAAGGACTAATAGGATTTCTAAATTCCACCGCTTTTGGAATCTGTTTACTCCAGTCTGTCCCCATGCTTATCTCCCCCCTTAAAATCTTGTCTACGAGCATCCTGGTTGTACTAAGTCCCATTTCTGCTACACTTACCCGCGTCTCTACATCTGCCGCGTTCTGCGCTTCAAGCGCCAATACTCCAGCTACAGTCTTAGCATATTCGCCTTGTAAGTTGATAAGCGGGGTAGTGAAAGCATATCTGTCAAAGACAAGATAAGTAACGGAGTAGGAGGCGGTAGTGTTGTAGTTTTCAGTTGTAATATATGCATGCTCTTTTCCATTAGAATTAGCGTCAGAAAACTTCATCCATCGACTATCTATATCAATGTTTCTGTATACTCGTAAAATAGTATCTGTCCTATATTGAAAGAGATTACCCATATACAGTTTGTTGTTTAATTGATAGTGTTTTCCAGTATCACTCAATGCTGGCTTAACAGACTCCCGAATCACGACGCCCGTACCGACTTCCAGTACGTTTGTACCTTCGTGCAAGGTAATTTTGCCTTCGGACGTTACAGGGACTTCAACGGGTTGTGCAAGTTGGTAGATGAGACGGTACGGTGTGTGTGTAACTGTTTTTCCATTGTATGTCCAAGTTCTTGCTGCCTCTGTTGTAGATACATAATTAATATCCGTTGAGTGAACGCCATTGTGTTGGTTTTCTGCTGACGCTAAATTCATCCATCCTCTTATTCCACTTCCGTTATACCCTGCTTCAAAAACACCCCCATTAATAACCGTTCCCATCTTCCACCCGTTAAAATACGCTTTTATCTCGTCTTCTGATGGCTTGTAGTTCTCGCCCCATCCGCTGTCGGTGTCAGATATAGTGATGTACAAATAACCATCTGTGGCTAAAAATGATTGGTCTGATCCAGTTGTTGGATATACGTGACTAATAATCTTTCCATCGTGCTTTATAACCTGCTCTGAGTCAGTTTTCCCGTTGTTTATCAGACATTTAACTTGCTTATATCCGGCAAAATCCGTCTGGAACAACCACGGTAAGTGTCCTGCAAGTAACGGGACCTCGATCCTTTTTAGCTTCCTCGATTGTCCATCACGGTAAAACAATTCGTCTCGTACTGTTCCATCTGCGTTAGAATGTAACACCGTATCATAGAAAACGTAATCGTTGTTTTGTGGCTCGAAAGGTAAGGCGGCGTCTCCGATATTGAGCATAACGGAATCATACGTAGCCCCTCCAGTTATTGCTGCATTATTACCGTCGATAGCTTTCAATACTACCTCAATAAATGCGGCCCCTAAAGGCGCTGTAGACGTTCCCCTGTATAGCGTTGCGTTGTTTAATCTGTTCTTTTCTTTGTCTGTGTAGTAATAGTAACCTGTTGCATTACTTGGATTAGCTATATACGATAGGGTATACATTTCCGCTGGTATGCAAGGCACATAGTATCGGGCAAAGATATTGTGTGATGGATTATGAGCAAAACTAGCGGTATATGGGCTTTTTATTGTAATGTCTAATCCAGCATTTAGTTCCCATCGCTCCCACTCCGTAAACGGCGGCAACAAATTTTTTCCATAGAGAATCATATACGGATTTCTAATAGGCTTTACATCATCCACATACGGATACTTTTCTGCGATTTGCTCTGGCGTCATGCTGTCTAATGCTGCGTATTCGGCTGCGGTGATTTCGTAGAGGCGGATAGCGTCAATGTATCCGTATTGTCCTCCAGTTCCTCTTACCTCACCAACGGCAGTTACATTAGTATCTGAGGTAGGGTTGTATGCTTTATATACCGTTGTAAACTTTGTGGTATTAGCCATTAGACTGCTTTTTGTTGAAGTTACACCACTTAAATAGGCGTGAACTTGTGTCGCATTCCCGTTTTTACATTCTGAAATTATGATATAGTACCTACCAGCTTTTAATGGAACTGCTTGCTTTGTTCCTCCTGTACCAACGGTATTAGACCCAGAAATTGTAATCTTTAAAGACTTACTTCCTAATGTAAAGTTCTCTGTATCGTTTGCAAGTACAGACTGCCACGAGTCCCACTTACTAGCATCCTCGCAATTCCCATCCCGCCCAAGTAGATTAACCAACGTCCGGCCCTTTATGCCCGATACGTTAAACGGCGTTGTTCTATCGGCTGTTATCGTTTGGATACCCGGTTTTAGCGTTGCTGGAATAGGAGCTGCTTCGCCCATTTCATCCTCAATGACAGTCAAGCGCTGGTCATGGTACTGTAGGCGCTCTCCATGTTCCTGCACCTTTGCTTTCTCTGTATTGTTGTAGTCATTTGTCGATAGCCCCTTACCTGGTTCCTTTAATACGACTTCCTCTTTTTTGGCGAATGTATCCGGCGTAATCGTCCGGCGTCTATCCGTTGATGTAATAACCTTGCTTGCATCCGTGGCAAAGTACCAAAGAAGAAGACCGGCATTTGCCGTCGTCTGGGACGTTGTTCTTTTTACAACGCCATCGGTATCCAAATAGATGTATTGCCCCTGTGTCGGATTTAATGTCAAACTACCAGCAGCAACATCAAACCTACGCCCTGCCACATAGCCGACACCTGCCGTCCAGCTTACAGTTAATCCAGATACGGTGAATTGGAAGCCTACCGTTCCATTCGGAGAGGCCACAAAGCTGCCGCCCCATTCCTGGGCTAATTGCTCAATCAAAATGTGCGCGTCCTCAATGCCTTGTTCCGCATGATTAAGCCGTGCTGATGTAATACGTGTCCCTTCTTGTACCAGTTCGTACAGGGGCCGCCCTGTTTGCGGGTCTGTCTTTTGCTTTCCTGATGCATCCTTAATCGGTTTTGTTAAATCAGGAATCTCATCTTTCCATGTTTGTTTGTTATACACCACTTACCGTCGCCTCCAATCGTACAGAGAGTTCAAAGCCAATTAAAAACCCCTTCTCGTTTTTCACCACGTTAAGGGGATTGTTTGCCAGTGTATTACCGTCCTTATCCATCAGGGACGCACCTAGAATCTGCTTTCCGATAGCCTCCGTTTCTTTCACATACACATACTTTCGGACAGAGCGACCAGAAAACACGGTATTGTGTATTGGGTACCGCACCAGCTCCCCGCCGATGTTGACTAATGCATGCTCAAAGCGTGCGCTAATATCCTGTACGGTGTAATCCAGCAAAAGCGGTTGGATAATGTCTGCCATCTCTATTCCCCCTCTCCCATAGGTATCTCAAAACCTGTGATCGGCATGTCTATTGGATGATGATGTTCCTCGCCTCCAACTAATAAGGACTGTTTGGAAATTTGACCTGTTACAGTAGTGTCTATCAACGTTTCAAGGCCACAAATCGGAAAATCTACTGCGTGGCTGTAGCTATGGCCTTTCACGAGGATCGGCTTTGATTCTACCTGCGCAACCGGTACTGCCCGTTTAATATGAACAGGCCGAATGTATTCAAAATCCTCATACAATCGTTTCAGGTCAATGCCTTCATCTGCCGCATACTCGAAATAAACTTCTTTTGCGAGAAAATCCTCTCTCACATCAAGTAGCTTCCCGCACTGGCTGCCTATCAGGCGGAGAACAGGAAGCTTAAACGGGCGCTTGGCCCACCTTTTTTTTCGGATGGCTTCTCTTCGCTCCGCAAAACTACCGGATTGTACCTTGCGAAAGTAGATCCATTCCCATACTTCCAGTGCATAGGTGGCCCGCTGGAGGATAAATTGGTCCCGCAGCTCGTTCGTGATTTTCTCCCGATCATCCATTTCTTTTTCCATCACAGAGAAATGACGCTCCGCCATGTCGATTTCGTACCAGTATGGCGGCAATGCTTTTCGATAGCGGAGAGGAATCATGATAATACCACCTCAACCTGCAAGATTGATTTCGTCGGTACAATCATATCTTCTGTCTTTCCATTCATCGTAAAGCCAGAATAATTCTCTCCCATATCTACCACAAGAAGCGCGGCAACATAATTATAAACAAGCCTGGTTCGTCCTTCCGCATACGAAAGAATACGTTTTTTAATCTGTTCCGCCAGAACTGTGCGATCTCCGGTTGTTTCAAGCGCTGCCTCAATTCGCAGCGTAAAGACAGGTGCTGGATGGATGGCCAGGTCATGTCCGGCGATCCGTTTATCCTCCCACATCAAGTCTTTTACGTATTCAGCAAATTCCAGCGTTATCGGCTGACCATCCATATTTGTGAGGTAAAGATCGATAGAATTGTCATGCCGCTCCTTTTCAATCGCAATCGCTCCGCCTACGCCGGGAACCTCTTTGGCCCATAGCTCATAATCCTTGCGCCGCCCGCTTCCTTCTTCGATAAAGGCGCGGTCCAAAAGACGAAGCCTGAATGTATCATCGTCCTCGCCTTCCTTTTTAACCAGTCCATCCGCCCAGCCATGCGCTTCCAGGAATTCGCCATCAGCCCATATGGGAAACGCCTGAATAAAGCCATACGTCCATAATTCCTGCTGTTCTGCGTATTCCTGGGCAATCGGATACCACAAATCATAAAAATATTCCCCTTCGCCTGTCGGCGGCGGGGGTAAGCCACGCTCCTTTGCGATTTCAATCGCCCGATTTACCCAGCGCTGATAAATGTCATCCGGCGTTTCTTCCAAAATAGGCACATAAGGAAGCTTGGGTAAGTCTGTAAGTTTCATAGTCTAATCGCCTCCTCTATCTCTGCCGTCCCGGCAAATCCAACCAAATGAATTCTCACATACACTTCATGGGCATCTCGCTCTATGGAAAGTACTTCGGCTCGCTGAATTTCGGGATGGGCGGTCAACGCTTCTTCCATATCCCGCTTAATCTCAACGTCTTCCCATCCCGGCCATTCTGATTTCTCAACGCCAATATCCCCGCTGTATACGACATACTGGAAACGCTCGGTGTTGAGGATTTTCATCGCCGTCTGTATCAGGAATTCCGCATACGTCTTGGTCTTGCGCGGGCGGCCGTCCTCATCTACAACCGCGCATCGATTGCGAAAATCAAGCATGTATGTCCACTTTTCATTTGAAGCAGCCCCTTCGTATATTTCCGTTTCCTCCATATCGATAAGGTTCATCTCAGGAAACAAAGAAATCGGCTCATCTATCACCTATCCTCACATCCTTTCCCTACAACATAATACTGTTGTCCAGCCAGCCAAAAGACGTCTAATCAGTCAACCGCCTGGTATTTCTGGCAGCAACATGACCGAACATGTTTATCCTACATTTAACTTTATACATCTGATTTGATAAACCAACACATGTTTGTGATGGGAGGTAAGATAAAGAAGGAAGGGCGGGAGAAGTCGGAAAAAGACACACTGGCCTTTCTTTTGCCGTAGCACAGGGCGCATCGAACCTCTTCTGTTTTCCAAATCTCCTGCTTCCAACCACGCTCCCCTGTCAAAATATCAAATGTAATTTATATAGTAATCAATAGTGTCTTCACTGCTCGAAGTTTCACCTTATTGTGCAACACTAACAAAATCATCGCCTGTGATTGCTTTGAATTGTGTCACCGTAATCTCACCAAACGGATTTTGCTCCGTTTTTACAGCAAGCCGTAGTTGATCCTTCGTAATCCATTTCAATTTGTATGCTAAGCTCCAAAAATTCATGGCTATTCACCCTCCTTCAATCGAATCAGCTCCAGCTTAACCCTGGCCAATTCCTGCCCTAACGTTTGGATAATCGTATCCTTCTGCATGCTGCCAAGTTTCAGCAATGCCAGCTCTTGTCCCATTGTAAGCATTGGCGCTTCGGCTTCCTGCCGTTCTTTTTCAATTTGCGATAGCGGCTTCTCGTTAATCAAAATCAATCGAATGCACCCCCGAACCCGTTAACAATGACCTGACTGGCGGCTGTGCCTTTTTCAAATATAAATCGTATGTTTACGCCCCATTGTTCGGCAGTCTTCTCTGTATTCGTAAAGAGAAAGCCGCGATTAAAACGGACATGATTCGTTATGTCCTCCCAGGCAGGAGAAGCATCGAAGGCATTGTTACACGCTTCGATTTTCATTGTTGCCCCGTTCGGTACTACCGCATCAAGAGTGACAAGAATTCGTTTGGCGGCAATATCGGTGATGAATGGTTGTTTCAGCTTAAATTCAAGCTTGGTTTCCTGCCGGACAAACGTATAGGTACGTGCCGCTGCCATACCTTTACTGTCAGTCGCTTCGATAACCAGCTTATGCTGAATTCCGGGCTGCAATCGTATCCAGATGTCATGCGGAATCGCAATGGTGTTCTCCTGTCCATCTACACCCGCGAAGGATCGAATGACCTTTCCATTGATTTTCTCTGTAACAGTAAAAGCATCTTTCTCTGGTTCGGTCACGGTATATGCTTTGGACGGCATTGCCTGAATCGTTCCCAAATCTTCATTCGTACCGGAAATAACAGGCGGGCGGTTATGGATGACACGGAATTCGCGTGTGACTTCGGCTGATTTTCCGCCTTTATCGTCTTCGGCCCAGACAGTAAGCGTATGGTCAACATTCTCCGCCAAGTCACCCGTGATTTCTGTAGAGCCATCGCGCAGGCGTTTATTGCTGAAGGTTAGGTTTTTGGCAAAAGAAAGAGGCGTGCCAGTGGCGACGCCTGATGCGATGTTTCGGACTGTGCCGCTATTAATTTTGTATTTGACGGTTAATACATCACCGTTGTCGGCATCTGATGCGCTACCAGTAATCGAAAGGACACTTCCTTCGAATAATGCGTGATTATTTTGAGTAGAAAGTGTCAGAGTTGGATTTGAATTTTTCTTCTTTTTTCCGATGTAATACGTAATGGTTACATTTGTATCATTTCTAATCCCTGCTACTACATTTGCATTTGGTATTTCATTTATTAGTTGTGGTGTAGTAGGTATGTCAGGCTCCCCTAAACCCCACTGACTATAATAATATTTCAACCCGGAGATTGAAGCGTAAGCTCGGTATTCATAAGCCGTATCAGCTAGATATGGCTTTAAATCTAAGGTTGCTGTGCTAGGAGGTTGCGCCCTTTTATAAACAATTTCCCACTCAGGTCCCATCTGAACTGAATTTTTACTAGCGTTCTTCTGATAAATGTTGTAATAAGGAGACCCTTGCTCTATCGCTTCGTATTTCATAATACTGGTAGTATTATCCCCTACTTGATAAGCAACTTCCCCTGCATCTAATCCATTACTTGTATTCCAAGACTTAGCTTTTCCTGCTGGATTATAATGATTTAATAAAGGATCGAATGAGTAAGAAGTAAATAGTCTGTTACTAACTACCGAATACCAATCTTTTTTTACAAATTCCCAAGGCGAATCGTCATTATATAATGTTGCTGCTAATACCTTACCAAAATGGAGATTATCAAGCTGTACCCCTCTCTCTTCCAACTCCTCCTTTGTCCGAACCTCCGCTCGCCCAAGGATACGTACATCAGCAACAAAAAAGTCGGCAGACAGCGCCCGGTTATCTCCCAGCAGCCTATCCCCGACTAATCGTTTCACTACTAACCGCCCTTCATGCTCAGCAACAACAACATCACCGTCCCTGTAGCCTTCCACCACCTCGACAATCTGCCCATTCCGTAGCGTTGGCTCCATTGAGCAACCACTAACTTGATACAACCTTTCCATCTATACCACCAGCCTCTTATTTCCCTCGTCATACCAGCCGCTAATAACCTGCACATCGGTCAGTGTATCCAGATTCTCGGTAAACACATTATCCGTAAAATTATTAAACAGCGCATCCTTTACCGCCTTAACATCAATTTGCAAAGAAGCAATGGCAGCGGTATGCAGACTCAGCAAAACGTGCGCATCATAAATGCCTTTTTCCCAACGGATAATTTCTGTTTCAGTGACCGGCGTTTTCGGCGTCCAGTCAAGCTTGGGTTCAAACGCCATTGCCTTTCCCTCCTTTTATTACGAAACGAAAAGTAAACTCTGCTTGTTGGCTCTCCACTACAGCAAAATTCGCTTCCCTTTCTGTAATCATGTTGCCGTTCTCATCTAACAATCGTAAAGACATTATTTTATTGAGACCCGATATACCTTGCGTCACAATCACTACTTGATTTCCTGTCCTCTGAATGGATTGAATGGGTACGGTTTGTTCACCGTTCAGAACGATGGTCGATGCCCGCATACATAAATCCTGTGCGGTTCGTTCCAGATAGGCTGTGTTCATTCTAGCGTCACCTCATCTTCGTATTTTAGGGGCGTCATCCCTACTTGAAACTCCTCCACAGTATGATAACGGCGGAGGTTACAGGTGATTCGTTCGTCTATTTCTATCGTCTCGTCTGCGTTTGTAGCAATTGAGAAGCCATGCACATGCACCCGCCGCATTTTCATGAATGTTTTGTACAGGTGTGTAACATCAACGGCATCTTCCAACTGAAAAATGAACCGAATGATTTTTTGGTCAAACACCTCTTCGACTTGTGCATTTTTCAATTGCGAGACATGATTCGCCAAAGCGAGCAGCACAGACGGCGTGAACGGCAGCCTAGCATAGTATTTCTCAAATACTTTTAGCCGTCGTTCTTCATATGTCCCTACGCCAATCGGCAGGCCGAATAACTTTTCCCATACGGCAAAGCCCCATGTGGCTTTATGGATAAAAAACTGATCGCGCATATCCTCTATGCGGGATTGATGCAAGGCGAATTCTGCATCCAGCGCCTGAAACAGCAAGGCTGCATGCTTATCTTCATAATGAATGGGCGGGATGCGCTTCCGGTACTTTAAAGGTACTAATACTGTCATACTGGCGGACTCCAATCCAGCACATTAACCGCACCATCCGGCGTCACAATATTGTCCGTGCCTCCGTTAAGGGTGTAATCCATGATATCTTCCACTCCAGGTACAAACATTAAATTGGCAATAACCTGATAGCGTAGCACCTCATTTTTCTTAATATAGGCGTTCAGGTTTTCTACGATTTTAGCTTCCGTGTCTTCCAGGTTAGCATCAGGCGAAAGAATGAGCCGTGCCGCTACTACAACATGATGTATCGTAGCCGGAAGCACCCCAACATCATGCAGCGCCTCCCGTTCTTTTTCGATTGCTGCCCGCACAGCATCGCATAAAATCCGGGAAGCGGGTTGGCCTTCCCAATCCGTGATAAAAATATCAATGCTTAAATCATTGCGTAAATGCTCGATTGCCTTGGCAGAACCCGCTCCGGCATTTCGGGCCAGCCGTTCGTAATCTTTGGCACGCCCGCTACCTTCCTCCTCCTGAGTCCGGTTCAGTATCCGCTCCCGGTACGAATCGTCGCTCTCGCCTTCCAGTCGCGGAAGCCGGATAAATTCCTTTTGCCCGTGCCAATCCAGGAATTCACCATCTGCCCATAACGGCCAGCCCTGAATCCAGGCATATTCCAATAATTGCTGCTGCTCAGAGAACTCCTGGCAAAAGGGATAGCCCATCGTATAGAAATACTCCCCTTGTTCCGTAGGCATCTCATGTTTGACACGGTTTGCGCAGCGTTCATAAATGTAATCCGGGTCTTCGATCATAATTAGCAGCTTGTCATCCAGCTTCATTCGGCCATTTCACCTCCACCTCTACGGTTGCGGATACCCCGACTATTCGTATGCCCATCCGCAGTTTATTTTCAATTCGTTCCATATGCAGCACTTCTGCCTTTTCAATCTCTGAATGCGCTTCCAACGCCTCTTCGGCATCACGCTTGATTTCAATATCTTCCCATGCCGGCCATTCCGATTTTTCTACGCCAATCGCCTCATCAAAAATGGCATATTGGAAGCGTTCTGTATTAAGAATGCGCATCGCTGTCTGGATTACGTATTCTTTATAAGTTTTTGTTTTCCTGGGGCGACCATCATCCTCCAGTACGAGGCACCGCTTCTCAAAGTCAATAACATACGTCCATTTCTTTTCAGATGGAATCCCTTCGATGTTCCCGATGTCTTCTATATCACTAAAATCCATATCAGGAAACAAAGAGGCTGGTTCATCCGCCATCTGGTCTCACGTCCTTTCCATGTACATAATACCGTTGGCCGGTCAGCCGGGAGACGATCAGACGGTCGCCCACCTGCAATGGACTAGGAATGACGATAACGCCCTGCAAAGAAGAACGAGGCACTTGTTTATATTCCGCTCCGCTTTCATACTCCACACCATTCGCCAGAACGCCTGTCACACTCCCTTTTGCTTCTTCTCCTTCCATGTACTGCCCAATCTCAAAGTATGCCTCAACCTTCCGATCCTGTAGATATTCGGCAAAGATAAGCTTGTCGTATTCATATGGTACCGGGTCGCCGTCCACCTGTATTTGTGGTTTGCTGGGCCAACTAAGCAGCGTTGCCCGCTCGGTATCCCTGGCATCAATATGACCCGATATCCTATCTTTCCATAAATTTAATGCTTCTCTCAGCATGTCTACTGCCGCCTTTCCAAATCAAGCTGCACGGTATACATTCCGTTTTTGAAGGAGGTCTGCTCGCTGACCACGATCCATTTCGATTTGTATTCAGCCTCCTGAATCAAAACAAGCCATCCGGCGCGCAGTCCGCAGAGCGTAGGGTCCTCATGTTTCACGGTTATTTTCCTCGTTAGCTTCGGATTTGATAGCTCGACAAGCTTCTGTGTGGCGATGGTCGCCGGATCTTCTTTTTCCTCTACCTCGATGATTTCTTCCATCCGCCCCAGATTAGTAATGGCTCCGGCATTCGATTTTGTTACGGAAGATGCTATCTTGTCATCCTTCCATTTCTGTGCCGTAATGACTGTATATGTGTCTTCAATAGAAGAGCCCCGGCTGCTCGATTCCATTTGCTCCCGAATGAAGACAGGAACCCGGGTGTTCGTTCCTTCGCGGGCGACGACAATATAATAGCTCTGGTCTGTGCGAAAATATTCCAGATAAAAACGGTAGCCGGTATGTTCATACGCTTTGTGCAGTACATCCAGAATAACCTCGGAGTGGGCCATCGTTCCGTACCGTTCATCGATGGAAAAGCCGAGTGCCGGGCATCGGAAGTCGACCCCGGTACTTTGGATGTACTTTTGCAGTTCTGCACCTGCCTCGCCTTTGAGATAGGGACGGGTGCCTTTATTTTTAGCCAGGTACCATCCAAGCTCCCGTCCTTCCAATTGCCATTCGTTCGTAAATTCATCTTCTTCATAGCTAATAATCGGGCCATGAAAGAATTGATTTTTATGGTGCAGAAGCTGTTCCTGCGTCCGCTTTGCGAAACACATCAGCATGCCTGCCTGTTCAACGGGCGGGGCATTGCGCAACCGTACCGTCATGTTGCGAATAATCTCATCCCGATTAGACGACCATGAAAGATCAACCAGCGCTTCTGTGAGGGTATGTCGGACATTTTGCTTTCCATATACGACAGCAAACGTCTCCATCTATTTCCTTCCTCCCTTCACGCTGCGATTCTTCGTCTCGATTCGCTGCCTTTGCTGGGCTGTATCCTTGCTTGTCCCGCCTTTTCCGCCCTTGTTTTGTTTTTTGCTCGACTCCTTATTGGTCGTATTTGCACGGCTAACTGCCGGCTTCGTAATGATGAGTCCCGGCTTTAGAAGCTGCTTCGTGTTGGAATAGGACACGATCTTTATTGGCTTGTACTCTACGAAAGTAAAATTAATATAAAGATTCGCCTGACCGTTTTTATAGCTTGGCTCCATGTTTTCCATCCACATCGTTTGACTGAACAGCGTATCAAATATAACGACGACAGGCTTTAGCTTCCATTGTTCCAGCAGCTTCAACGCTTGCTCCGGTGATTGGTATTTAATCGTTTCGGTACCGGTTTCCCACATTTCCTGCCAGAAACGCGGAAAAATAGCTGTAAAAGAAACCCGCTTCGCTTTGGAAACGGGTTTGCCTGTACGTTCCTCCCCGGTAATAACAGTGAAGGTTTCAACTTCATTACCGGATTGAATCTGAATTTCCTCCGGCGTCAGAGGGAAAGTAAACCGGTTATTGGCTTGCGCTAACGCCAGCATGCATTACCCTCCATTCTCTATTGCTTTATGAAGCTCTTCCCCGAGCACTCTACGCATAAGGGCACGACCTTCCGGACTGGTCATCATTTTCGCAAAAGCAGGGAAATCTTTGACCTGCTTGGCCATTTCACCAAAGTCCATCGTCATGTTCTGAATAATAACACCGCCCGTAGAACGAGTGGCTTGTTTCATCATCCGGGTAGCGACCGGTATTCTACCGCCTTCCGTTGCTTGACTGCGTGGCAATACATCAATGGCAGCTCGTCCACGAAGCGGGCGATTCATTGCACCTGCAATGAGATTCATCTTCTGTCTAACAGGGCCTGCATCCAATCCTCCCGCAAACATCGACATGAAATTGCCTGCCCATCGATCTGATTTGCTGGCCGGACCTTCCTTCGTTGGAGAGCTGAATCCAAGGTATTTCTTAAAAATTCCTGCCGCACCGGAAACAACAGCACTTAACAGCGGGAACTGACTACGAATACCGGAAGCGAGCATAGAAATCAAATTACTCCCCCAACTGCTTCCCTGCGCTGAAATATTTTTCAATGATTCTAGGTGCTGCTTCGTTTGGTTGGCCGCACCCTTTGCTGATGTACTAACACCTGCAAAGCTTTGTCCGGCTTTCTTCGCGCCAGCAGAAATTTCCTGCGTGCTCCGGGCCGCTATAGTACCGAGCTGCTTTGCTTGTGCATTCGTTTTCTGCGTGGCAGAGCCTACAGCATGGATGTCCCCTTGCGCCTTCTTCGTATTTGAGCCTTTCCACCATCCCATAACGCTGGACTTCATTTTGTTAAAGGTGTTCTGTACCCCTTTGCCGGTTTTTTGGAAAAGGGAAAAATCCATCTCGATTCCTTTTTGTTTCATAGAAGTCTTTAAAGAACTAAAAGTTCCTTTAAAGCTCTCTTTTACCTGTGGCGAGATGGGAACAACAGGAGCGGGGGGCGGCGAAGGCTTGCTTGCAACTGCGTTTTGTACCTCTTTCTTTGCTGTCTCTTCTTTTTTGGATAAGCCAAAAAAATTGGCTGCTTTATCTTTATAAGAGACCAATGTGTCTTTTAGAGACACAACTGTATCGACAGCCTTTGCTGTTACACCGCTTGCATCTGCTAAACCACCAATTTTTCCTCCAATGTAACTTCCCACCGTAGTTCCTACCATGGTTCCAACAGGGCCAAGCAAAGAACCGACTGCTCCCCCTACAGCGCCACCAGCAACGTCACCTACAACAGCACCGCCATTTTGCGAGACAGCTTGTCTCCAGCCAACATCTTTTGCTGTTTCATATAACCCATAAGCTTTCGATACAGTATTTATAACTCTACCTGGAATGCCCCCATTCTTAACTAATCCTGTACCTACAATGCCTTCAGTATTCAACGATCCTTTATTTCGTTTAGATGAAAAAACACCCTTAAAGAGTCCAAAAAAACCTTTTTTAGGAGTTTCTTGTATCTCTGACTTCGTTGCTTGATTTTTCTTTTTGTTCTTGGGAGGGCTAAGATTTTCATTATCCTTTTTCCGCTTAGATGGCACAAAGTCTTTTATACTGCCCCAGAACCCTTTCTTCGGTTTTTCTGACTTCGTTGCTTGATTTTTCTTTTTGTTCCGAGAAGGGCTAAGGTTTTCATTATCTTTTTTCCGCTTGTTTGTCTCGCCTCTGTCAGTGCTGCTATGATTTTCTTTTCCCGAGGCCCCCCTACCAGTTGCTCCGTTAACATGAACCGTTGTTGCATGAACAATCATGGAGGCAGTGGATAAATCCCGTCCACCTTTACCATGGGAAGATTTTTCCGTACCTTCTTTTCCATTCTTTTTTTTGCCGGAAAAGATGTTCCCTATTTTCCCCCAGAAAAATTCATTGACAGTTTTAGCTCCTTTTTTCACTCCGCCAATTGCTAATCCAGTCCCGACAATTCCCGTAGTTGCTACGGCGAGAGAGCCCAGCGTGGACATGTTGTCCATTTTCTGTTTAATCCAGCCAGCCGCTTCAGCCAGCAGTTTAAAGACAGGCGTTATGTCCTTCGCAATTGTATTACCCAGCTCGATGAGTGCATCATTCAACGTCTTTTTCGCGTTCAGAAAATCGCTCCACGGATTATTTTCATTTACTTTTTGATACGTCTGGTCAAGCTTTTCCTTGTGTTCTTCGGGAGTGCTAATTTTCTTTGTGGCTTCAAAAAACTGTTTGAACATATCCTTTTCCCCATCAGGGCCAGTACCAAATTCTTTCATAATGTCCTGTCGTTTTTGCTCATTCTCTACACCACTGAATATTTGCAGCATTGTACTGGTCGCGAGCTGGCGTTCAGTTTCGCTCCCCGATGACATGCGACCGGCGATTAGCTTTGCTTGCTCAGCCGCCTTTTCTTTCGCCTTCTCTTCTCCCTGTTCCCTATATGCCCTCTCAATAGCACTTTCCAGACCCCCATCCTTATGAAGGGCAAGTGTTCTTTCCTTTAATGCGTTTTGACTTTTATTTTGACTTTTATCTGCAGATGACAGGGCATCCGTTTCTTTCGCAAGAGCGGCTAATTTTTCTGGAGAATCGATGAATTTGGAAACTTTAGGACTGGAATCCATAATCGATGCAAGCGTATCGTCTTTAATGTTTTTTGCATTGCTCATAATGAAGGCCAGAGAATCGCCAAAGTCTTTGGTACTTTTAGCATTTGGCATAAAATCTTGCATAGCCAGCAAAGTTTTTTGATATCCCGCTGCCCCATCCTTGATCGGACGAATCATATTAAGCTTTAGAGCCTGCTCTGTAATGTCCTTGCCGTGGCCCGGACTGCTCATTTCAGCTGTCCTAAGCAAGTCAATAACTTCGGATTTTTTTTTGCTCGGATCGATTAAAGTAAGAGCGTCCACCTCTTGTTTTACTTGTTTATCGTCTTTGTTGGTCAATGCCTGGTATCGTGCAGTCGCCTGCCCTGTAGATACCATATCTTCGAACAACGTTCCGCCGCCAATCCATGAAACGATTTCTTTAGAAGTATCTTTAAGAGAAACCAGACCTTCGCGGATTTTTTCAATTTTACTTTTCGCTTCCTCATCTTTAACATTAACGGAGAGAGTAACAGCCATTTCATCCATCTGCTGAAGCTCAGAGCGAAGATCAGATACATCGCGGCGCGTACGACTAACGACCAGCTCGATCCCTAAGTCTTTCCCTTTCCACTTCTCCATCTCTGAAGCTGCGGCGCTGAATTCACGCCCAACAGCTTTTGCCTGTGCGGCAATCTCCGCTAAAGCCGGAGACAGCTTCTCTTCACCGGAGAAGCTAACGGTAACAGAAGCTCCCATCCTTTCACCTCGACTTTCATAGAAAAGAACGCCATGGATAGCATCCTATCCTCTATTCCCGCATGGTACGCTTCATTTCTTCCTCTGCGATCATTTCAGCCGCCATACAGAAAAACTTCTGGCGCTCCCGATCTACCTCGTATTCCAGTATTTCTTCAGGCAGCCGATGGCGATTAATCCACATGAAAGCTATCCAGCTTGCTTCGGCGTCTCTTCTGACGAGATCTTTCCCTCCTTCAGTAACGCCTCCTTCGTATCGGTGAAGTTACGGACCGCCTTGCTTAGTGCGGCGTAATCATCGGGGTTATCCAACAGGCGCGGTGGCAGCTCGAACTTCTCAACGCAATTGTATGCCTTTAACAGCTCGGCGTTATTCCAGTCGAATTCATGCTCAGTCGCCTTGACGATCATGACATCGATTTCGTTGTACGTTTCTTTTGGTGTGCCGTCCTCATCCATGGCCAGTTCAATCGCTCGGCGCACTTCCATCGTAGTCAATCGGCGTACAGACCAATTCTCCCCATCTGATTTCACCTTGATGATCTGATCGCGGCGTCCGCCCTTCGCTCTTTCCAAATACTTTTGTAATTTATCGCTCATCGCTTTTTCCTCCTTAAAATCATTGCTTTGGATTTATTAAAGTAAAAAGAGGGCTGTACGCCCTCTCCCACTTTCTTACGCCATATATTCGGGGAACTTGCCGACAAAATCGAAATCTGTCGCCGTTCCGCTCAATGTAATGTCAATGCCTTTATTTTCATCGATTTTCGCTACCAGAATATCAATATCATTATGAATATGAATGCCGGTAATGAGCACACGCTCCGTATTTCCGGTCATCATATCCTCCAGAGAACCGGTAATGCGGTCCAGAAACATCGTTTTTCCTTGCTTGAACAACTCAAGCATACGGTAACGAAGGCGTGATTCCAGCTTCGACATGACAATCTTCACCGGAATTTCATAGCCAACAATCTGCTTTGTCTTCGCCATTCGTCTCGCTCGAATAATATCCAGTGTTTCCGGCTTTAAGATTACTTCAATCTCCTTAATCGTCTGAATCGGATCTCCATTGTCGTCCTGTACCGATAGATTACGGCCAATCAGTTCACGTTCCATCGATTACGCCACCTCCCAATCAATAAAGAATGCTTCTATCGCATCAAGCGGCTTCGCCAAAAGCTTGAAATAAGCAAAATCAAAGTCGCTTTCTTTCACCGGATGCTCCTCAAATTTATAATCTGTCGCAATTGCTTTTTGCTGCGCACGGATTTTCAGATATTCTGTCACTGCGCCAATAAAGATCGCCCGACCATCCGGATCGTTATCCAGCTGTGCCCGGTACCGTTTACCGACCGAGTAAATGTCATTCAAAATTTGATCGATGGTCATCGATACACGGATTTTCCCGAAATCTTCTCTTTCACCCGAACCGAGCGTCGTCAACGTGTTTACCGCAGATTCGATAATATAGTCGTATCCGTCACGTGTCGCCATAAGCGTTCCTTCGGCCAGTCCCTTCATCACTTCGCTATGGCCCCAATCTACCTTGGCCAGCTTCAGTGGAACCTTAATGCCGGTGAACGATTTGTTGGCCGGTGTGCCTGCTACAAGGCCTGCTACCCAGGCTGCCCACTGAATGGAATTATACTCCTTTCCATTCACATGCTGACCGGCGATGGAATTGTTAATAATGAATCGGGCATTCAAGGCACGGGAACGCTCGTTATGCGCTTCAATGTCGCTGTCCTTCGCAGCATCTCCGGCTACAACGAGTTGCGCCAGCTTGCGTGCCTTGCTCCGCCTGTCCAGCAGCCATTGCTTGCACGCAGCCTGAACGGCAGGGTCCGCAGAAGGCAGATAAAACACATCAAATTCAAGCCCATCTATCCGGTTAAAGATACGGCTCCACTCGCCAGCGGTAATCGTCGCTGTTCCAGACACAGCTCCGGTCAAGGCTGTATAAGCAATGTCTTCCAATGGAGTGCTTCCGTTGTTTTTGAATCGAACCATACTCGATTTCTTCAATTTTTCTTCCGCTTCATCCTTGTCGGCTACAAGATACGTCTCTGTATCGTAAATCATCTTTGTATCGCGGATGATGATTTCTTTTTTCGCCGCATCGACAAGGCTTGGGCGAATCATATATTCGAAGTCTTCGCCGCGTTTTCCCGGGTACTTGGCCTGTACAGTATAGCTATCCGCTACTTCATGAGCAGCAGCCTTTTCCTGCTCATTCGTTACGCGATAGCCGACCACAGTAGCGCCATTCTCGGCCGCTAATTCAACTGTATCTACCAGCAATCCGGTTTCATGCAAGCGTTCGGTTGTGTCGGCCATATCGACTGCAAAATTTGGTTGTCCCCATTCCGCCTGATAAGGAACAAGTACGCGGCCAGCAGTCGGTAAAACCCGTGCTTTTGCTTTGGCCAGAAGGTCTACATATGCTCCTGATCTAATTCGTTGAATTGACATTTTTATCCTCCTTTGGATGCAGGTAGGCATCCAGTTTTTGTTTTACTTCCTGCTTGGTTAGCTCTGCATTCGCTTCGCAATCAAAAAGAGCGCCGGCCATCTCAAAGCGTTCTGCTTTGAATACGGGCCATGCGCTCTCAATCCATTCAGATTTTTTTCGTTTGTTTACTTCCCTTTGAATGGCTGTAGCCGGGGACTTGCGCATACGTTTCTCACTCACGCTTTCACCTCCTTTCCATTGACTTCAACATAGAAATCGTTAATTTTCATTCTTTCTGTTCCATCCTCCGCAGTCGGCTTAGGAACATGCAGCAGGTAGGAATACCGGAACATCACTTCTATCCGATCGCGCTTCTCCTGCGTTCGGGGTGGCTCGATTACTAGCATCGTTTCAAATAGTTTCGACGCCACACAGTACCGCTTCTGACGTAAATACATGAAGAAGGGAGCCAAATCAAACGGTATTGGCTCCCCCCTCTCCTGTTCATCAATCCGCTCATATTCATAATGAAAAACAAGCCTTACATCCTCCACCATACGAACGGATTGCCCCGTATGTATTTTTTCAGATACGAGGTCGGCCTCAATAAAGGCGCTGGGCCGCATAAGCTGACCCGTTTGCCATACATCCCCCTCCCAGCTAACAGGAAGAGCGGGATATATCTGATTTATAATCTCGGCCCATATTTTCTTCCCGATATCCCTCATCCGAATCACCTCCTTTCGCTTATCTTTCCTTGCGTCCAGCATACCACGCGGCAACTTCTTCTCACAAAAAACGCCCAAAGTGTAAAGGAATGTCTAAAATGTAAAGCAACTCATTCATGGATCATACCCGTGCCTTTTCCTTTACGTCAAAAAAGCCTGCCACTATGCCGGCAGGCCTTCCCTCATCTCATCTTCATACATATTCCATGCCAGATTGCGTACCATCGCTCGACGAATCGTATCCACCGTCTGACGGCTTACCCGGAGCTGCTGTGCGATCTCATACATCTTCATACCGTCCAGCATTCCTTCCGCCACTACCCGCTCCCGCTCATCCTGTAGCGCGGCTACGGCTGCTTCCAGCTTCTTCACCTTACATTCATAACGCTTTATACGCTCCCAGTTTCGCAACAATTTCTTCGCTTCTCTGAACGTTACATCCGAATGGACGCCCTGTGCCTTCGGCAATGACGCCTCAATACCGTATTGCGCTGTTCCTCCTTTAATCATGTCTTCCAGCCATTCTCTTGGATACTGCTTATATTCCTCCTCCCTGCTTTTTAAAGACGCAATGCTTTCTATCATCCAGCGATAATCCCGCAAATCCTGATCCGCACGCTGCACCGCTTCCAGTGCAGGCTCCAAATCAGGGAATAGAGCCTGTCCTGTCTGGCTTTTCATCTGCGAAGCCTCGTATTCTTCCCACTGGTGACACCCCTGCACCTTGCCGATATGCTCCCCATGAATCTGGCATCTTGTCGTTCTTCCCCAACCCGTTCCCGGACATTTCTCGCAAACTTCCTCTAATAATAGCTGTTTGTTCATACTACTCCTCCCCTTTAATAACGTATTCCGTTAGTAAATGAATAAAAAAAGCTGTGTTCACACGCAGGTTCTTAAACTATGCTTACCTCTTGAAACATATTTTACCAAGGGTGTTGATTATCCAGTATGATCCAGAGTGAATCGTCACCACACCGTGCCCAAACGGGCGTCGGTTCGTCTCCCGCACGGAAGCGGAGAGGGTCGCTTTTTGCCCCAGCCAGGCGGGACCGCAAAACATCTGGGTAGACGCGAAGAGGGAGACAGTTGCTGTCCTTTTTCGCCTGGCCGGGGCAATCGCTCGGGAAGGGAGACGAAAGGCCTTGTTTGTGTCCCGTTGCGGTGGCCTTTTTCTCTTTGGACAATCAACACCCTTAGTATCCATAGATGGATAGAAAAGAGTGACGCGTACGGCGTGGTCCCCTTTGTTTTTCTATGTGGAGCGTGTGGCGCCAGGGACGAAACTGACCGGCAACTGTCTCCCGCATCGAGAAGCCCAGATGTTTTGCCGGTCCGGCCCTGGCACCACAAAGCGGCTGTGTCTCTTCCTTGTGAGAAAAAGACGAGGGAACACGCCGACGCGTGCACCTTCTTTCTTCCACCTTATGGATAATCAACAGGCGTGATATTTTACTTTACAGGGCAATTACTATTTATACGCAATATGATTTTTGGTAAAATTTCCAACTAACAATAATCGTTACTCATATGATAATAACGAAATGCGTTATAGTCAATAACCATTTCCGTTTTTTTCTCAATTTGCGTTATTTTTGTTTCCAAATCCGTTAGTTGTGATATATTTATATAGAGAGGGAGGTGCAAGGATGATCGGGAGCAGAATTAAAGAACAGCGTCAAAAGATTCAATGGACCCAAAAAGAATTAGCGAAGAAAGTGAATGTTTCTCCTCAAGTGATATCAAATTGGGAAAGAGAGTACACAACTCCCGACTCTACTCATATTGCGCTTCTTTCTAAAGCGATGCAGGTTTCTTCTGATTATCTTTTGGGTCATACAGACGATCCTTCGTTCAAAACGGGGGCAACTGACGACTCCAATATAAATATTGCTTTCTATGACGGTTTAAAAGGATTCGAAGAATTAGACCCGGAGCAGCAACAGGTCATTATGGATACAGTCGAAGATATGGTGGCTCGCTTCAAAAAACGAAAACAAGAGCGACAAAATAAGAAAAATACATAA